GATACTTATTTAACGCAAAGAGAAAACGGAGATGTTATTTTAAAAGATATGTATGATTACAATATCTATACAGACTACTCTGCAAAGCCAAATAAAAAAGGTGAGTACCCTGTTTTATCAACGGAAGAATTTGAAGAAAAGTACTCAACTGCTAAAGGCATAAAAGATACACTTGCGGCGTATGCAAGCGGCAAGATAGGTTTTATGTCGGCTGTACACAATACTGGGTTTCTTTTAGGTAGTAGAGATTATAAGAACCCAGACAAAGATGAGGGTACACCCATATTAATTAACCTTGGCAACCCTAATACATGGGGTAGTTAATGTTTGGCTTACCTTTAGAACTCATAACCATGCTCTTCTCTACCATCCTTGGTGGCGTCATGTCTATCTGGGGGCAGAACATGAAGAACAAGCAGGAGCAACAGAAGATGATGTTGCAGACTGCACAGTTCAGAGCAGATCAAGTTAATGAAGCTAGGAACGCAGGTAAGAACGATAAACACTTTGCTTGGACTAGGCGCATCATAGCTTTATCTGCAGTGTTTAGCATTATTGTCTTGCCAAAGCTAGTAGCAGTATGGTATCCTGAGGTTGGTGTAATTGTAGGATACACAGAAGCTACAGGCGGTTTCTGGAACTGGTTGTTTGGGCCAGCAGAAACGGTACAGTGGCGTACAGCACAGGGTTTTGTAATCACACCATTAGACACACATATAGTATCAGCAATCGTAGGTCTGTACTTCGGTGCAGGATTTACTAAGTAGGAAAATAAAATGGCAGTATTAGAATATAGTAAACCTATACCGGGTTCATCTTTAACATCACATAAGCCAGGTGAACGACAGTGGGAAAGACCCCCTGAGATTGCTTCAGTAGAAGAAGCTTTGAAGTATTACATGCAACGTTTATCTAATGAAGAAATTATAGATGACTTTATGGTAGCTGTAGAATCTGGTATTGCTATTGTACCTATGGTAGAAACTCTGTATCTTTCTAATGTTATGCGTGGTGTACATAGTTTAGATGTAGGTCTTTTGATTGCACCTGCATTAACAGAATACTTTGCTGCTGTTGCACGTAGTTATGGTATCGACTACAAGTTATCTAACAAAGACTACAAGAAAGAAAAGAGAAATAAAGAAGAAGCTAAGATTGCTATGTTACTACAGGCCGCTGTACGTGAAGCTAAGACACAGGACGAAGGAACGTCCATGCTGCAGTCTATGGCTGACTATTTAGTTTCAGAACAAGAGGGTGAGCCTATGGCAGAGGAACAACCGCCTGAGGCTGAAGAGCTACAACAAGTAACAGAACCTGCAGAAGAGTCGATGCCACCTGAGGGTGCAGGTCTTATGGCGAGAGGTGCATAACTATGGGTTTTAATTTTAAGGCATTTGCCACAGCATTTATGGATGACCAAGCTAAGGCTATTCAGAAGCGTGTACAAGATGCAGAGGACTATGAAGATCAACAGCGTGAACAGGCTGAACGTAATAAGTCTATTGTAGGTAAACGTAGAGCCTTAGTCAACCTAGCTAAAACAGAAATCAATATGCTTAAAAAGCTAGGCGCAAAAGACAAACACATCAATGCAGCTATTGCAGCAGGGCCAAAGGCTTTGTTTGAGTTTTCTCAGTCACTACAGAAAGAAGCAGAGAAGAGGCCTAGCGCTGGTGGTTCGTACACATTCAGCGAGAATGAGCTAGATGCTTTCATTGATATGCCTGATGAGTTTTCCGCACAAGCTATGGACCCTGCTGAACACTACGCCAACTCTATTGGTTTAGCTTCTCCGTCACTAGGTGGCTACAAAGCTAAGGATCAGGGCTTCCTAAAGTCTGCGCTGGGCATGGGCCTTAAAGATTCAGCAAGGGCTAGACTAGATAAGGATGCGTACTACGAAGGCTACTCTATGATGGACATCAATGAGATAGCTAGACAGGAAGCCTATGAGAGTATGGACCCTGGAACTTACTTCTCCTTTAGGCCTTCCAAGGATTACAATCCTGTATCTGTAGGACCAGCATTTAGAGAAGCGTATGGTGACGCAGGTGTGTTGTCTCAGGCTTTAGATTCGCAACTAAAAGATCAGTACCCTGATTTTGACGATTACGAAGCAGCAAAGAAAGCTGTAATCGCACGTCAACAAGCAGGTGTAGTAGATGCATATGCTCAGCAGTTTGGTAAGCGTTTCTTAGAAGACTCATCTGTCAATCTACAGGGTTTGATGGGTGATGAACTATACACAGCTACATATATGAACTACCAAAGTCAGGATGATTTGGAAATGTATATTGTGGATGGCTTGCTTGATATAGAAGGCATCAGTATCGGCACTACCGTTAAAACAAAAGATGGTAAAGGTAGGGTTGTAGAGCTTACACTAGGTGAAGGTGATCAAGTCTCTCGTATGAAGGTAGACGGTAGGGTTGTAGATGAAGATAACATAGAATTCCTAGTAGCTAACCTTCAAAAGCAAGGACTTCTAAGTCCATCCTCTATAGCTTACGGTGATAAGCCTTTGCCAAAAGATGTGCCTGAGGTAGATCCAGAGAAGGTGTTTTTTCCAGGTGAGCCAGGCCCAGAGGGGGGCTTTGATGGTAAGCTACATTACGTGACAGAAACAGATGAGGGTAGAGGTATATCTTTAGGTGTACCACCAAGACCAGCAGAGGGTTTATTCGCTGAGTTCAGAGGCTCAGGTATGGATGGTGCAACTAGAGATAAGATACTCTCAGGTGAGATGGCTGCACCAGATAACTTAAAGCCTAGCCAGTGGGATGAACTGTTTGGAGAAGATTACAACAAAGATGGCTCTCCTAAGGTAACTGCAGAACCAGAGAAAGCTGTTGACAAACCTGTAGAATCTGGTATAGTTGACCTCCGAAACTATGAAACTACGGAGGAAAAAGATGAAGCGTTTGATGCTCTTCCTATTGGTAGTCTTTATTATGATGATGATGGAAGCGGCCCCTTTCCAAAAGGTAAAGAAAGAAATGGGTAACTATTCACAATATGCTAGAGAAGAAACCACAGGAAATTACGCAAAGTATGCTGCTGTTCCAGATAGCACGGTAGAAGCACCCTCTCTTGTAGAGAAACCACAGGCACCTGTACACACAGGACCGTTTGAAACCAAAGCAGCTTTCGTAAGTGCAATAAAACCCCTAGCTAAACAGCTATCTCAGGAGTTAGGTATTGATGAGCGTGTTATCATTGCACAGAGTGCTGTTGAAACAGGCTGGGGTAGTAAGGTAAAAGGTAATAGCTTCTTTGGTATCAAGGCACATGGCGGTGAAGGTATTGACTTTACTACACATGAAGTTATTGATGGCAAGAGAGTAAAGGTTACAGATAAGTTTAAGGCGTATAATAGTTTAGCTGATAGCGTAAAAGGCTACGGTACTTTCTTACAAGAGAACCCACGCTACAAACCTTTCCTTGCAGCCACTACATTAGAAGAACAAATTGCTGCACTAGGCAGATCAGGCTACGCTACTGATCCTAACTACGCAAAGACAGTAAGAAGTATAGTTAAAGGAAGAACTCTCAGAGAGTTAGGTGGTTATGAATGACAAACCAAGTTGATATATTTAAAAAGTATGGACTAGATGAGGGTGGCTTTGCGAAAGTAGAGCCACCTATGCATAAGCATAGTTCTATTGTACTAGACAATGAAGAGGATATCTTTGAAAGTCCTATACCTGAAGGTCAGAAGTTAAAGAAGAAGGATCTTTATAGATACGAAAACCTCAACACTATACGTGACTACATGTCAGCCAATAAGGGTGCTGACTATATGGACATGGAAGAAGAAACCTTAGTAGAAGACTTCGTAGATCATATGCGTTTCTTTAATACCAACGCTGTGTCTACTGCAGGTGAGGTACGCTTTATAAGTAAAGCGGATGATAACACAAAGGCTATGGCTGCTGAAGCGTACAACTTGTACGACAGCTTAGGTAATGTGTTTGTCAATGACGGTATATACGGTGCGTTAGACGGTGTGAAAGACTACGTGTTTGCTGCAGCGTCAGACCCTACAAACTATGTGGGTGCGCTTACTGGTGGTTTCGGTAAGGCCGCTGCATTAGGTGTAACACAAACAGGTAAGGCTGCAATCAGACAAGCAGCAAGTCAGGCCGCTAAACGTGCAGCACAGAGTGGTGCTACTAAGCAAGCTGCTGAGAATGCTGGCATTGAGGCTGGTACTCTAATGGCTCAGAAGATGATAGCCAAGAGTGCGTCTAGCAAAGAAGTTTCTATGGCAGCACGTAAGGCTGCAAAGAAAGCTAAAGCAGAAGTCAGACTAAATGCAGCACAACAGGCTGCGGCTGGGGTAGCTAAAGACGAACTAAAGAAGGCTGGCAAGAGAGCCGTACTACAGACCACTGCCATTGACGCTCTTGTTGCTGCAACTCAAGACAACGCTATACAGCACATCTATTTAGATGTAGGTGCTCAAGAAGAATACAGTGAGTTACAAACAGGTTTATCTCTTGCGCTGGGCGGTGTAGGGGGTGGCTTGCATTATGCCTTTGGTAAGTTTGACGGTGCGTCAGGATTAGGTGATGCTGTACAAGAGGCACAGATAGCAGGACGTGCAGAGAAGTCAACTGAGTTAGTTGATAAAGCTAAGATTGCCTCATTGGATAAAGACATAGAGGCAGCACAAGCTATGCCAGCCACAAGCAAAGGACAGAAGGCAGCTAGAACTAGAAAGATAAACCAACTCAAGGCAGAGAAGCGTAAACTAAAACGTGAGACTATAGGTAAGTCTTTGTTGCCTGACGTTAAGGATCAAGAGAGAGCATCTAACGCTATCAAGGATGGTATCAAAAGATGGGATGAGAAAGTCAAAGCAGGTGAGGAAGTCTTAGAAGAGAACACAGCTATACCTGAAACTCTATTACGTCAAATCATGCTAGGTGATGGTAATAAGGGTGGTGTTGTAGAAGTATTCAGAGATAAAGGTATAAAGATTCGTAGGGATACTAAGGTATCTGATGTTATGACTAACCTGTTAAGGTTTATGCCAGAAGAAGAACTTCAAGAGATATCAGGATTATTTAGAAGTCGTGTAGGTGTAACACTAGGTGAGGCTGCTGACTTAGGAGTAGAGATTGGTGAGATTATTGCAGCAGATGTATCCAGAGCAGGACGTAAGCTTGCAGTCATGTCTCAGGTTAGACGTACCATAGACGGTGGTGTTGTAGCTGGTAACGAGATCCTTAAAGAAACACTCAACAGTAAAGAACTACGTGATACACTTGAGTCTGAGTTTGCTGTAGCTAGAAAAGCTAAGCGGTTTTCTTACGGTCAGAACGTATGGAAACGTATGTTGGTTTCATCTCCTGCTACTACATCCGCAAACGTTATGGGCTTCGGGCAGTTCTTTAGTGGTCAGGTTGTAGCTGACACTATGTCATCTGGTTTACTCATGGTTGGTGCTGCAGGGCGTTACGGTATAGGTGACTTCAAGGGAGCAGAAAAACTAGTTAAACAAGCTAAAGTATATTCTCAAATACAAGCTCAAAAGATGAAGAACTTTGCTGATCCTTTCACAACACATGACGCTTATATGAAGATGATGCAAGAAATTAAAGATGAAACAGGAAAGTCCGACATCCAAGGTCTATTGTTTGAGACAGTAGCAGGGGGAGTAGAACGTAGCGCTAAACGTTTTGGTATGGACCCTAATGATCCTTATTACAAGAATATAGAAAGAGTTACAAACGCATCTATGAATATTACAGGTGTACGTATCCAAGATACATTCACTAAGTCACAGATGTTTATGACTGAATTAGACAAGTATCTAAGGTTAAAGAAAGAAGTATCACTCAAGACAATTCTTAAAGAAGGTAGACTAGATGAGATAGACGATGACGTTATTGGTGCTGCTATTGACACGACACTACGGTCTGTCTTTTCAAAGGACTACACGACAAAAGACCAAGCCTTAGGAGAGGTAGCTAAGTTTGTAGAGAAAGCGTCTAACACTCCTGGTTTAGGAACTATCATACCGTTTGGTAGATTTATGAACAACGTTGTAGCTACAGCTTATCAGTGGGGTCCAGCATCATTACTTCCTGCTGCAGCACGTATAGCTAAGGATGGAGACATCCAGTCCGTTGAGGCTATGTCTAGAGCTTTAGTAGGTACAGCAGGGATAGGCACGGCTATGCTGTACTCAGAGAAGCAAGAGAAGCAAGGCTTAGCTTTCAACGAGATCAACACAGGTGGCGGTACTATCATAGATGTACGTAACGTATTCCCTATGTCAGCTTTCTTAGCTATAGGACGTGCCGCAAACCTAAGACGTAAAGGCGAGCCTATACCCAAAGAGCTTATGCAAGAGGTAGGAAACCAGCTTGCTATTGGACAGGTTGCAAGGGATGCACAGTTTGCAAATGATCTGTACAATATTATGGACATGATGTTCAACGCAGAGGGTGGCGACAGAAGCAAAGGCTTAGAGGCTTTGTACAAGTCTGCAGGAAACATATCTGCTGGCTTTACCCGTCCACTTGATGCAGCTAACAGAATGGTTGGCTTCCTGACTGACACTGATACAGCTAAGGATGTTAGACAGGCTAAGGGTGGCGCAGTGTTTACACAGAGCGCAACTAAATACTTTGACAATATCTTAGAAGTACTAATAGGGGAATCGGATACCATCACTGGTGAAAAGCTACGGGTAGCTACACGTCAGGGTGATGTCTATGATGCTAATCCGTTAGCTAGGATACTAGGTATCAACGTTAAGAAAGGTAGAACAGCAGCAGAGAAAGTATACTCTCTGTCTGAACTACAGACATGGACAGCAGATCAACGTGGTAAGATTCCTATGTATGACAGGATCTTTAATGAGTCGCTTGCTCCTATGCTAGAGCCTAAAATGACTAGGCTTCTAAAGGATGAGCGCTTTACTGAGGGGAAAGGTTTACCTGCAGGTGCAAGCTTGCTGCAGTATCGTAGAGACAGAGTTAAGTTTGAGCTTCAAGAGGCTCGTAAAGAAACACGAAAAATGTTAGACTATTACGAGAATCCTGGTTTCATGGATAGGCTGCGCTATAAGGCTTACACTAAAGGTACTAAAGAGCAACAAAAAGAAGCTTTCAAGTACATGCAGCGCAACGGTGTCTCTACTACAGATGTACGAGAGTTCAACTTCAGAGAGTTAAACATGTACAACTCATACATAGATCATCTCAATTACCTAAAGAAGGGTAACTAAGAAAAGAAGAGGGGGCCACGACAGCCCCCTTTTTTTATTTAAGTTTAGTTATTTCTGCTGCATGTCTAGCTAATAAGATAGCATCTTCTATACTTTGTAGTGCTCTATCTTTTGATTTAGATTCATACAGGCTAGTAGATATGTGACGCTGGGCAGGTATCAATAAGGTAACTAACTTATCGTAGAACTCTTCCTGCCTAGCTCGTGTGTGCTTTTTAGCTTCTTCTTCTAGGTTCACATTATGCACTCTCTGGTATTTGGAAACAATATGTTTTAGCTGTAGCTGATGCTCCTGGTTTTGAACCTTCTAACCGTTCTTCCATAGTGGAACCAACCTCATTACAAGACGCATGGTCCATGAACAAACCATTAAAGGCGTGTACCTGTACCTTACCTTCAAACATCATAACTAACAGTAAAGCATACATGTTAAAACCAATTCTTCACTTGATCAATCAAGGCTGGACCATGCTCTACTGCTAAGTTGACCACTTCTCCAATAGCTGCCACACCAATAGTTGCCACTACCATAAATTCAATACCTGTCATTTTACTTCTCCTTTGGGTTTAAGTTAAGTCTACTACTTCACATACATCACCAGTACAAGCCATAGTCTGCATTGCAACAGTGTTGTCCTCTTGTTCATAGTCAGAGAGCTTACTCCAATCAATCTTCTCTGGCATAGAACTTAATAATACTTCATACTCTTCCTTTGTGCAATCCTGATATGGGGCTTGCTGATAAGTATGATCTGAGTGTGGCAAGAAAGACACACCTGACATCTCATCAAAGTGTTCATACACAAACGCACCCACAGCCATCCACTCAGAGTCACGCACTGAGATAGTCACACTAGGTTTATGTTCACACCAATGACGTTGATACATTAGCCAAAGCTCAAGCTGTTCTATAGCTGTCATATCATTACGTGTTACTGCACCTGCTGGTGACTTCTGTGGAAAGCTGAACACAGTAGTTGTATCACCCTTCATAACGCACGGCTCATTAGGAATACCTTGATCCTTCATAAGCTGCGTCAATGGATCTTTGTTATCACCACGGACAGTACGGATATAATAGGCACTGTGACGAGCATGTATCCCAGAGGCGCTATCCACCAGTTGTGATACCGTTCCCGATGGTTTATTGCAGCTAATCGCAGCGCTATGAGGTATACCAAGACGGTCAGCCCATTCAGCATTAGTAGATACAGCAATGCTCCTAAGGTGTGCAAGGGTCTTCTCCAATCCTCTATTCTCAGTTGTCATTAAGGGGTTATCCATTATACCTGTAAGAGACACACCCAACAGACGTTCTTCTTCTGTGTTCTTGCTCCATACCTTACGTAAGTAGGGGAACTTTGTGTAGGCTGACTGGATTGTTCCAAGGATAGTTGCGATACGTACCTTACCTTCTAGGTTTTCAATAGTGTCTGTGGCACGTACAACAACTTCCGTAAGATTGCAGAACTGATAAGGGCGCAAGATGATTTCGCTGCACGGGTTAGTTCCAAACTCGTGGTCAGGATCACGCCTACCATTCTTAGCTGCCTGTACTTTACTTGCTTGGCGATTGAATATTCCACGCTCACCAGACTTACTTTCCACTAGGGCTTGCCACTCACGCATGAACGTTTCCATGTCGGGCTTCTCAGTGTAGCTCACAGAGTTATTCGCTAACGCACGATGCGCTGCAGTCTCCCACCACTGACCTGACTTAGCGTGACGCATACGGTCATCACTCAGGTTAGACAGAGATATCATAGCACTACGACGAACACCACCTACCACAACGATCTGACCAATGAAGCACATCAAGTCATGGCACTCAATGCTAGATAGCTTACGCCCCTGTGCATTCTTGAATGTAGTGATAGCAAAGTTAAACAGTTCAACTAAAGGCGCTGGGCCTGATGCTCTACCGCCGAATGTCTTTAGTCTTGCACCTGCAGGACGAACCTTTGAGACATCCCATTTAGGAATCTCACCAGCCCATAGGAGTGCCAACACTTGACGGAACGCCTTAGCCCAACCTTCCTTACTGTCTTTGACAACGACTGTGGTATCACTGTCGAACAACTCAGGTACTTCAGGAAGCTTGGATATGAACTGACGCTCGACACTGAAGCCGACACCAGTACCACACAAGAGAATGAACATAGCCTCATCGAAGGACTTAGGGTCATCTACGGGTAAGTAACTACAGTTATATCCAGCAGTGTTGTCTCTGTCAAGTGCTGGACCTGCAGTCATCATAGCTCGCATGGATGGCATAACGTCTAAGCTTATGATAGCGTCACGAATCTGATCTACATAGCTATCATACCCTGCCTTAGGGCGTACAACGTTATTCATGTAACGCTCTACTGTTTCACTCCAAGACTCACGCCCTTTGTTATCAAAGTATTTAGCGTACCTAGACTTGTGAATGAAGGACTGATAGTCAGTCGGTAAGTAATTATCCATTATCGTTTATCCCCATTGCCTTTTATAGTTCCTCTTTCTTGTCGATCCTTTAACTTCTTTAAGTTATTCCTGGCTATGTCTGACAGGTCTACATTCAAGTCACGACAGAGTGCTGCTATGTACCACAGGCAATCACCTATCTCATCTGAAATACCTTCACGATCAAAGCTACCGTCACGTAAGATCTTCTTTACTTTGTTAGCTACCTCACCTGCCTCTGCTGCTAAGCCCAGCGCAGGGTATATAACTTGATGCTCTACTTTGTAGATAGCGGTAGACGCTGCCATCTCTTGATACTCGTTTAGCAAGTAATCAACATCATTGAATCTTTTAAATGCATCTATATCTTCTTGACTAATCACTACCATCTCTCCTTTACTTGCAGTTTATCTACCTGAATATCGTCAATGTCATGGAACGTGTTGTGTATTAAGTCATACACATCCTCTGTGTGGGCATCCTCTACAAGAGATAATATGTTACCGTCTTCTTCTATCTCCATAACAAAAGTAACACTAAACTTCTTGTTCATTTGTGCATTTCCTTCATAGTCTCTAGCATTCTATCTAAATAGTACTGTGCCTTTTCCATGTCTTCTACAGATTTACCTTTGTAGTTGTGCCTGTGTTGGTACTTAATAAGATTACCCCAACAGTATCCTTTAAACTCTTCTGGTGTTAGTCTTTCTTTGATGTACTCTATACATTCTATACCGCTTAATGCGTAATGCATAGGTTTGTTTACTGGATCATACTCTGGCATGTTATGCATTCCCTACTGTTTTAGTGAACCTTGTAAGCTTTAGTACCTTACCATCTGTACCTTCCACTTCTTCATAACTGTTTTCTATTGAATTGTCAAGCCCCATTTCATCGTTTCTATAATCTTCTACCATGCTGTACAAGTCTTCATCATCCTGCGCCATCTTCAAGAAAGCACCCATCAATGTAGCCAGGTGTATGAAGTAAGACAACTCATCCAAGCTTAACATCTTTAGCTCACCTACAAGTAGTCCTGTACTTAGATCTCCTGTCCAACCGTTCTCATCGAATGATGCAGGTGATAGTATGATTGCAACCTCATCATCTTGTATGTAACGCTTCATTTATCTATTTTCTCCTTGAGTGTTACCTTCTTAGTCTTTAGAACTCTACCCTTTTCTTTCAACCATTCCTCAGGTATAACACGGTGTGCCCATATGAAATCATTCTTGTCACACCAATTGCAGTACCTAGTCTTTGATCCTTTATAAAGCTTAGCCATAGAGTTACTAAACACAAACCTTATGTCTAACTCAGGGTGCTGCTTACGTACCTCTAAGTGCTTACGTCTGTCCTCACTATCAAAGATACCCTTAGTCTCAATGATGATACCGTTGTCAAGAATAAAGTCAGGCGTATAAGTCCTATATCTCAAGTCTTCCCACTCAATCTTTAGAACCTCGTACCTGACTTTACTTTGTTTATCCTTTAGATACTCAGCAACCTCTCTTTCAAGACCGCTGCGATACCGTCTAGAATTATGTCTCCTTTGTTTCTTCACTGGCAATTGATACATACTCTACTGTTGGGGGTGTCTTACCACCTTTGTAAACTTTAGAAGGCAATGCCTGTAAGTCAGGCCAGCACTTGTTCTTGTAGTCGCACCATCCGCACGTCTTGCATAGCTTCGTGTTACCACTAGCTTTGCCTCTGTATGTCTCAGGCACAGCCTCAAAGCAACGCTCAAAGGGTTTGTCTTTGTCTATGTAGTCGTAGGTTTCCTCTATCTTTTCTAGTACATGATCTGTATCAGCCT